TGATACAAAGACCTAAATTTTCTTCACACATGTTAAGTTTAAGTTCATAAATGGCAGACAATATACAAACATTTAAAGCCATCTGCAGAGGTGGTTTAAATACTACAGGTGATGTTTTATCACAAGGAGAGGAATCTCCGGGCAGTGCTACAAAATTATTAAATTATGAACCTGACTTACAAGGTGGTTATAGAAGAATAAGTGGTTTTTCAAATGCTTACGGTACAGTAACAGGAACTGGTTCTGTTTTAGGTGTTTGCGTAGCTGATGGAATAAACAATGGTATACTAGCTGCAAGAAAACCATCTTCAGGTAATAACTATCTTCATTTTTGGAATGGATCTTCTTGGACTGCTATTGCCACCTCAGGATCTCCAACTATGGTTGGTGTAACTAAAGTAAGATTTACTAGGTTAAATTTTGGAACTCCTAAAATTGTATTAACAGACGGTATTAATCCTGCAGCTTTATATGATGCTAGTAATGGTTATGTGCAGATAACAGATTCTAATGCACCTACTGATCCTACTATATCAGAAATATATCAAAATCATTTATTTTTAGCAGGTGATCCTGCAAAGAAAGATCAATTATTTTTTAGTGCGCCTTTATCTGAAACTGATTTTACTCCTGCTAACGGTGCAGGTAATATTAATGTAGGTTTTGATATTGTTGCAATAAAAGTTTTTCGTAATATTCTTTATATATTTGGAACTAATAATATTAAAAGACTTGTTGGTAATAATAGAACTGATTTTAATTTAGAGAATGTTACAAATAACTTAGGTTGTCTAGCAACAGATAGTGTGTTGGAAATTGGTGGTGACTTAATCTTTTTAGCTCCAGATGGTATTAGACCTATTGGTGGTACTGCAAAGATTGGTGACGTTAATCTTGAAACTGTTTCTAAACAAATACATAAGACAGTACAAAATACAATAGATACAGAAACACTTTCAGGTTTATCTGCTGTTCTTATTAGAGCTAAATCACAATTTAGATATATGTTTTCAGGAACAAGTTCTACAGGCATATTAGGTGCATTAAGAGAGAATCCTCAAGGTGGTGGATTTACTTTTGAGTTTTCAACCTTATTTGGTTTTTCTGTTACATGTGCAGATAGTGGATATATAGGAACATCAGAAACAGTTTTACATGGTGATTCTTCAGGTAAAGTTTATGCACAGGAATCAGGAACATCTTTTGCAGGTTCTAACATATTAAGTATTTATCAAACACCTTTTTTATATTTTGGTAATCCAAGAATGAGAAAAACATTTTATGATATATCTACTTATTTAAGATCAGAGGGTGTAAACTCTTTATCATTAGGTATTGTTTATGACTTTGATGATACTGATGTTTTAACTCCCTCAAACTTATCAATAGAAAATACAAGTCCTGCAGCTATTTATGGTTCAGCTATTTTTGATACTACACAAATTTATGATGGAAATCCTGCACCTGTAGAAACTTCAACATTTACAGGATCAGGTAAATCAATATCCTTTCGTTTTGTTGCAGAAGATACTAATGCAGCACACAGTATACAAGGATTTACAGTCACTTATGGATTAGGAGATGTAAGGTAATGGGAACAGGTTACACAAGAACAAACACAGCTGATATACAAGCAGATGAAGTTGTTAAGTCAGCACCTATAAATGCTGAACTTAATGCTGTTGTAAATGCTTTTGCAGCTTCCACAGGTCATAGTCATGATGGAACATCTGCAGAGGGTGGACCTATTACTAAACTATTAGGTATGAGTATTACGATAGGTGATGCTACTGCAGGTACAGATATTACTATCACATTTGATGGAGAAACAAATGATGGTGTAATGAAGTGGATGGAGGATGAAGACTATTTTCAATTTGATGATGATATTGTTATAAGTACAAATGAAAAACTTTATTTTAGAGATACTGGAATTTACATTCATTCTAATGCTGATGGTGACTTAGATATTATTTCTGATGGTACAGCTGCTGATTCTATCTTTTTAGACTCTGCAGGTGGTATTACTTTAGATGCTGATACAGCAAGTGCAGGTATTACCTATGCAGATAATGGAACAGCACTATTACAAATTTTTAATTCTTCCACTGATGTTGTTATAAAAACTAAAGTAGATTCTAAAGATCTTATATTTCAACAGTTTGATGGCAATGAAGTTATGCGCATTGCTGACAACAGAAAGGTTTACTTTTTTGACGAGGGTGGAGAACACATATCTTCTGATGGTACTGATTTTACATTTGCTTCTGGTAATGATATTAATTTAACTGCTACTACTGATATTAATATTCCTGCTAATGTAGGTTTGACGTTTGGTGATGATGCAGAAAAAATAGAAGGTGATGGTACTGACTTAACTATTAGTGGTAATAATATTAATCTTACTGCAACTGCTGATGTAGTTGTACCTGCAAATGTTGGTATAACTTTTGGTAGTGGAGAAAAGATAGAAGGAGATAACACTGATTTAACAATTACATCAGGTGCTAAAATAAACTTAACTTCTGGTTCTACAGTTGATGTTACAGGTAACGTCGAGGTTAGTGGAACGTACACTGGTGGTGGTCTTATGACTACAGGTGGTAATATTGTTATTCCTGATGCAGGTAATATAGGATCTGCGAGTGATACAGACGCTATAGCCATCTCTAGTGCAGGTGTAGTAACATTATCAGCTACAACAGAAGCTAGTGCAACAAATACAGCTGCTCTTGTTGTTTCAGGTGGTGTTGGTATAGCTAAAGATGTTTGGATAGGAGATGATTTAAACTTAGATAGTGATGCAGCATTATTAACTTTTGGTGCAGATCAAGATGTTAGCTTGACACACGTTGCAGATACTGGTATACTACTAAATAGTACAAGACAGTTACAATTTGGTGATAGTGGTACTTATATTCATCAAAGTGCAGATGGAGTATTAGATTTAGTATCTGATACAGAAATAGAAATTAATGCTACTACTGTGGATCTTAATGGTAACTTAGATGTAAGTGGTACATATACTGGTGGTGGTTTAATGACCACAGGAGGAAATATAGTAATACCTGATGCTGGTTTTATTGGTTCTGCTTCAGACACAGATGCTTTACAGATTGAAGCAGATGGTGATATTGTAATGTCTCAAGACTTAGCTGTTTCTGGAAACATAACAATAACTGGTAACTTAACAGTTAATGGATCTACAACTACTGTTGATACCACAAATACAACTATTAAAGATAATTTATTAGAATTAAATAGTGGAGCTTCTAGTAACTCTAATGATGTAGGTATTATTATACAACGTGGATCTACCGGTAATGATGCTTTAATTATGTGGGATGAGTCTGAAGATAAATGGACTCTAGGTACTACTACTGCATCAGCAGGAGATACAGGAAATCTTAATATAACTGCAGGAACACTTGTAGCTGATCTTGAAGGTTCAGTAACAACTGCTGCACAATCAAATATTACAAGCTTAGGAACTTTGACTGCTCTTACTGTAGATGATGTAGCTATAGATGGTAAAGTTATTACTATGACAGGTTCTAGTAGTGATACAGCAACTATTACAGTAGGCACAAATGGAACATTAGCTATTACCACAACTGATGATTCTGCAGCTGCAGCTAATATTACAATTACAGCAGATGGTACATTTGAAGCTGTAGGTACAACAGTAACATTAGATTCTAGTGGTGGTATTAACTTAGAAACAGATGCTTTATCTGTAGGTAATGGTGGAGACACAGATGTTGTATTAACATTTAATGCTAATACTTCTGATGGTGTTATTACTTGGATGGAAGATGAGGACTACTTTCAGTTTTCAGATAACATCTTGATGAGTAGCACACAGAAAATTCAGTTTGGTGATACAGCATCTTTCATTCATCAGTCTGCTGATGGTACTTTAACTATTGATGGTGAGGCTATTATTGATCTTAATGCTTCAACTAGGGTAGATGTATCAGGAGATATAAAAGTTGGTGGTGAAGTACAAACTGCAAAAGTAGCATTTACAGATGGAGATGATGCTATTACTATTGCTGATGGTGGAGGTATTACAGCTAATACAAGTTTAACTCTTGCCTCTGGTTCGACAGTTACAGCTATAAATGATGAAGATAATATGAGTAGTAACTCGGATTCTGCTTTAGCTACTCAACAGTCTATTAAAGCTTATGTAGACTCAGTATCAGCAGCTGCTAATAATGTAACAGGACTTAATGCTACAGGTGCAGAGTTAAATACAGTAGCTGACTTTTCAGCTGTAAGTGTTGATACAAGCACAGCTATAGCTAATAATGATGCAATATTAATGTTTGATAATGGTAATAATATTGGCTATCGTGATGTGGATTTACTTGTTACTTATATGGAGTCTACAATAGATACCTTGTCAAGTCTTACTACAACAGGTGCATTAAATAGTGGTAGTATTAGTTCAGGTTTTGGTAATATTGATATTGGTTCATCTACAATTACTACAACAGGTGATGTTTCAACAGGAACTTTAACAGCAACTAATGCAGTATTAAGCAGGTCATCAAGTAATTCTCCAAATGTAGAACCAGTTTTGCTTTTTGATAATACCGACACTGTAATTGCTGCAAATGAAAATATAGGTTCAATTAGATTTACAACTAGTGGAGAACAAAGTGGAAGTGATGCTAATTTAGAAAGTGGTCGTATTGCTTGTTTTTCTGAAGGTGGTCATGGGTCAACAACAAATGCAAGTTCGTTAGCATTTTATACAGCTTCTTCAGAAGCAGCATCTGAACGCGTGAGAATAGATAGCTCTGGTAATCTTACGATTCAAAATGGTGATTTTTTTATTAATGGTGATGATGGAAATCAAAAGTTAAGAACATTTACTGCATCTAATGGTGTTGTTCTTGGATTAGGTAGTAATACAGGGTCAGCAGATTTAATAAGATTAGATGCTAGATCAACTACACCAAATGTTTCTTATTTTAATTCTGGTAATGTTGGTATTAAAAGAACCGATCCAGATTTTGATTTAGATATAAATGGAGAGCTTAGAATTGCATCTGCAAACTCTAGTTTATATCTTGAAGAAGCTGCTGCAGATGCTTTTGGAAGTCACCTTGTATTTAGAAAAACTAGAAATACTACAGTTGGTTCACATACAGTAGTTCAAGATGATGATACACTTGGAACAATAGTTTTTCAAGGTTCAGATGGCTCTGGAATGGAAAATGCAGCTTCAATAGCTTGTGAGGTAGATGGCACACCTTTTAGTAGTAGTGATACTACAGATATGCCGGGAAGATTAGTATTTAAAACATCACCTGATAGCACTGCTACTCCTGTTGAACGTATGAGAATTTTTTCTGGAGGTGATGTACGTTTTGGAAATGGAAGTAGTCACGCTCCTCTTATTCAAGGTTCAACTAATTTTGGTCGAACAGAAGGTAGTCCGGGTTATACCTTTACGGATGATGTAAATACTGGAATGTTTCAACCTTCAGGTGCATCAGATACGGTAGCATTTTCTACTGCTGGATCAGAACGCATGAGAATAGGATCGGCAGGTGACGTATCTATAGGAACTACAGTATCCCCACCAGTAGGTTTAACAATAACAGCAGATGAAGATTATCACGGTGTTAATCTAACAAGACTAACAGATAGTGGTAATCCTTCAGATGATGAAGAACTAGGTAGTTATGCCTTTAATAGTAATGCTGAAGCAAGTAATAGTCTTCAAACTGCTGAAGCTAAAATGGTGGCAAGAGCTTCTCAAGATCATAGTGGCTCTGTTGCAGGAACAGATTTAGAGTTTTATACTAAAGCAGATGGAACTGGTCCGGGTTCTGCTCCTATAATGAGACTTAAAATGAGGCAAGATGGTAGGATATATCATACTGATACCTCTGGTGGTAATCCTCATAGATTTTTTGTCACCAATAGAGTTTCAATAGCAGGTAGTGGTTCTAAAACTCATACAATAACTAATCTGTTTACTGGTTATGCAACATTAAGAATAGCTTACAGTGATGGAAATGCTCAATATGTACACTTTGTTGCTGAATTAGGTGGACATATGTTTTCTTCTAGTAATGGTTATAATGTTGAAGTAGTTACTAATCAATCATCTACTATGAGTGTTAGTATAACAAAAAACAATTCAAGTTATGTTGTTACAGTAAATGCAGGAAGTAACTTTGCATATGGTTCAATAGAAATGAGTGGTGCAAGTTTTTCTGAAGATACAGGTGCAACTTATGCATTTAGTTAATAGGAGGAAAAAATGTCAGCGACAATTACATACACAATAGCAGAAGCAAGATTTAATCCATCAGACAATGGTATTGTTTTAAGTGTTGCATTAAATATGATGGCAAAAGAAACTGGAAAAAGAGCTTGGTCTCAGTCTTTTTGCACAGTATTGCCTGATATAACTAGAGATGATGCAAAATTTACAGATATAAATTCTCTATCTGGAACAGCATTAGAAACAAAGCTAATAAATTTTGCTAAAAATAATTGGGGGTATCCAGAAAATGCTGTGCCTTCAATATCAGCTATGGAAAAATATGCAAAAACCGAAGCTAGTAATCAAGGAGCAGAATAAAATGGCAGCAACATGGGATATTTCTAATACTGAGTATGTTATAAAGGGATCAGTATATGATAAAGGTGAGTATGTAGGCGATAATCAGATAACGACACTACATTGGTCTTGTGAAGATAAAGAAACTGTGGGTAATGTAGATCATAAAGGAAGAATAATTGGATCAACTGTTATACCAGATACATCAGGAAATTTTATAGAATATTCAAAAGTTACAAAGGATGATTGTTTGAATTGGTTAAAGGCAACTTTGGGAAAAGACTCTGTAAAAGAAATTGAAGATTCTGTGGCTACTCAAATTACACTCAGTAAACAACCTAAAATAGGGTCAGGAGTGCCTTGGTAGACTATGTTTGACCCCATTACCATAGGGGCTGCACTAACAACAGCGAGTACAGCGTTTGCAGGTCTTAAAAAAGCATTTCAAGCAGGTCGTGACATAGAATCAATGACAGGTGATCTGTCAAGGTGGATGGGTGCAGTATCAGATATAGAACAAAAAGAAAAATCTGCAAAGAACCCACCTATCTTTCGTAAAGTATTTGGGTCAGTAGAACAAGAAGCACTTGAAGCATTTGCTGCTAAGAAAAAACTAGAAGAACAAAGATACGAACTTAAAACTTTCATTCAATTTACACATGGTCACAAAGCTTGGGATCAGTTGTTAGCAATGGAAGGTAAGATTAGAAAAGCTAGACAAGAACAGTTATATAAAAGACAAGAGTTTAAAGATAGATGTATAGAGGGATTATTTATACTATTTTTAATATGCACTATAATAGGACTAGGTTGGCTTGTTTGGTATCTAAAATCAATTCAGGAGTAATACATGGAAATTAGTGCATGGATGTTTTGGAATATTATATTAACATTAGTAATAGCTCCTGCTGTATGGGCATTTAGAGGACTTGTACAGGAAGTAAAACGTATAGACATACTATTAAATAAAACAAGAGAAGAGTATGCTACTCGTAAAGAACTAAGAGATGATCTTACACAGGTTATGGATGCACTACACAGAGTAGAAGATAAACTAGATAAAGTATTGAGCAAGGATTAAGTAAATGGCAAAAAGAGAAATGACAGCAAGAGAAGCCAAACAAAACCTTGAACCTTTTGGTTACAAAGGTCCTGCTAAGTGGGCATCAATAGATGCTTTTGTAGAGGCTAATCCTAGAGCTAAAGCTGCAGTTACTGCTAACAAAGGAATGTTTGTACAGAGTGAAGCACTAGGTTTTGCACAAGGTGGAGCAGTAGAACCATCTGAGGAAGCTATTAAAAAACTAGCTGACTTAGTTTACTTGTCGCATAAAAATGGTGTATCTACTAAAGAGTTTAGAGCTGCAAAAGAAGCTGTTGGTATTAATCCTGATCACATGACTTTTGATGAAAACAATAGTGATCAATATAATCCTGATGCTGTTAAAGATTTACTAAATAAATATGGTTATAATTATATGAGTGGTGATCCAGAAGCATCTTTTTATGGAAATAACAAACCTGAAGACCCTATTGCTGCTGCTTTTTTTGAAAAAATTAAAAAAGAAGGAGAACCAAAGATTAATAATGATGCAGCTAATGCACTTTTTGCAGAACAAGTTATGGCTGATAAAGGTATTACTGCAGATCAAACTAGCTATGTAACTGTTACAGAAAGAGGTATGACTCTTGATGATCTTAAAAAGAAATATAAGGATAGTATACAAATTGCAAATGATGCTTGGGGTAAGAGTGGTTATGAACCAGAAGGTACAGACATATTAAATACAGTTTATTCTCCAACAAAACCTAAACCAGATCCAATACCATTACCCACTAGTATTCCAATAACACCTAATCCACAAGAAGTAGAACAAGCTAAGAAAATATTTGGAGCTGATGGTAAAGTTACATTACCTACTGGTTATCAACCTCCTAAGAAGACTACGCTCGTTGAGCCACCTTTTTATTCTACACAACCTCTTCAGGACTTCCAACCTGCACAACCAAAAACTACGCTACCATCAGGTGTAACTAAAGCACCTACTCAAATGTTTACTAATCAACAAGCTGCTCAGTTTAATCAGAGAGCTATAGATCAGGCTCAGTTAATTCAGCCACAGACATTAGCAGAAAAAACAGCTGCAGGTACAGCATCTACAATACAACAAAGAATGTTTAAAAACCCACAAGGTATGACAACTTATGTCACAGGCACAGTAGGAGTTGATGGTAAATTTACACCTACTACTGCTATACCTCCCGGCTATTCACCTGTACAAACTTTTAGTTCTGGTGGTCAACCTACTGGATCAATAACTTATGAAAAGCAGCAACAAGCTATAATGGATTTAAATGATGCTTTTAGAGATCCTGAAACAGGTAATGTTAATATGTATCTTGCTCCTGATGGAGTTATGAGACCAAACCCTGAAGGTAGTAAAACTTACACTAAAGCACTGCAAGTTTTAGACAAAGAGGGTTATGATGGATTTTATAAATTTTTAGAAGAAAATGCACCAAATGCAGAAAATTTAAAATTAGAAGGTAACTGGCAAGATTGGGTATCTGAAGATAATAGACAAAATGTTTCTGGTTATGATTATGATAAAGGTGAATATGTAGGAGAGCAACCGACACCAACTCCTACACCTAGTCCAACACCAACACCAGAACCAATTCCAGATCCTACCCCAACACCAACTCCTACACCTACTCCAACACCAACACCTACACCTACACCTACTCCTACTCCTACTCCTACTCCTACTCCTACTCCTGCTCCTGCACCTGTAGAAGGAGTTACTGAAGTGCCTACACAAACTTTTGGTCAGAATATAACAGATCAAGCATCTGACTTTAATCAAAGAGCAATACAACAAGCTCAACTTATTCAACCTCAAACTCTTGCAGAGAAAACTGCAGCAGGCACAGCAAGTACAATAGAGCAGAGGCTTTATAGAAATCCACAGGGTATGTCTACATACATTACAGGAACAGTTAGTCCTGATGGTAAGTTTTCTCCTACTACTCCTGTACCACAAGGATATACACAAGCTCAACAGATGAATACTGGTGGTACAGCTACTCAAAAGTTTACTATTCCTAAAGTTGGTGTAGAAGCAAGTGGACAAAAGAAAGAAAGTGTAATACAGGGACAACCACCTGTAATAACACAACCCTACTTCCCCTCTGTTACTCCCGGAGAAATAACTACACCAATTTATACACCACCTACAGTATCAACAGATTCAAAAAATCCTACAGTTAATGTTGGTGGACAACAGTTAACAAAAGAACAAGTAGCTCAAGGACAATCAGATCTTACAGCAAGTGCAGTATTAAATCCTGCAGGTACAGTTGCTGCAGCTCCTGTCGCTACTATTAATCCTGATGCATCAGGCACTATATTATCAGCTACTACAGGTCAAGCATTAGGCACTGCTCCTATTGTTACTACTCCTGCACAAGTTTCTACAGCTGCTACAGCAGATAAACCTTCTGATGTTAAGGCTACTACTGCTGATCTTCAGAAAGCACAAACATCTGTAACAGCAGCACTAGAAGGTGGTCTTGATCCACAAGCTATGATAGATAGTTTAGCTGATACACCTGCAGGTCAGTTTGGTGAACAAAAATTTAATCCTGAAACAGGTAAAATAGAAGTAAAAATGCCTATGGCAGTGCCAATGGTTATGAACCCTGATGGTACTATGCCAGAGCCACAATTTGAAACTAAAGAATATACACCTGAAGAATTTGCAGAGCAGTATGGACTTGACACTAAAGACTTTACATCTGAAGGTGTACAAGCTGCTCAAAAATTAAAACAAAAAATAGATCCTACTACTGGTAAGGGTATGGTCGATGCTCAAGGTAATCCAGTTATGGAGGCCGACTTAACTAAAGAAATAGAAGGTCAGGTAAAACAAAAACAAAAAGTAGATCCTGTTACTGGTCAGCCTATGGTGGATGCTGATGGTAAACCTATTATGGAAACGTATACAGATGTATCAGGTTTACAAGCAGCTCAGATAGATCAAGCTCAGACAGTAGCTGAAATAGATGATCGTAAACTTGAAGCAGGAGAAACTGTATCAGGTAGTGCTGTTGATCAAACTAAAGTAGGAGAAGCATTTGGTACTGGTGAAGTAAAAGCTGCATCTGTACAAGATGAACTAACCACTTTAATGAGTCAGTTTGAAGGAGGTAATACACCATCTTGGGCTGCAGGAGCTATGCGTAAAGCAAACATGCTGATGGCTTCAAGAGGTTTAGGTGCATCAAGTATGGCAGGTCAAGCTGTAATACAAGCTGCAATGGAAGCTGCACTACCAATAGCACAGATTGATACTGCTAATAAACAACAGATGGCTTTAGCTAAAGCAGAACAAAGAGCTAAGTTTTTACAGCAAGATTTTGATCAAGCTTTTCAAGCTAAGGTTATAAATGCATCTAAGGTTAGTGAGATTGCTAACATGAACTTTAATGCTGATCAACAGGTAGCATTAGAGAATGCTAAGATGGCACAGACAGTTGATCTACAAAATCTTAATAATAAACAAGCATTAGTAATGGCTGAAGCTGCACAGATATCTCAACTTGAAACACAAGGTTTAAGTAATTTACAACAAGCTCAAGTAGAGAATGCTAAAAACTTTTTACAAATAGATATGGCTAATCTTAATAATGAACAACAAACAGAGATATTTAAAGCTCAGACAATAGCTAATACTATTTTAAGTGATACAGCTGCAGCTAATGCAAACGAACAGTTTAATGCTTCAAGTCAGATGCAGGTAGATCAGTTTAACAATACAATGAAAGCAAACCTTAATCAGTTTAATTCTGCACAACTTAATGCTATGAACCAGTTTAATGCAGGTGAAGCTAATGCAATACAAAAGTTTAACTCAGAGTTGCAAGCAGGTAGAGAACAGTTCAATGCTCAAATGTATGCACAGATAGCACAAGCTAATGCTAAGTGGAGACAAGATACAGAAACTATTAATACTGCAGCAGCTAATGAGAGTAACTTTCAGTATGCTAAAGATGTTAATGGATTAACTAATAAAGCTATTGACGAGTTGTGGCAAAAAGAAAGAGACTTAATGAGTTATTCTTTTAATGCAGCTGAGTCTGCAAAAGATAGAGTTTTAAGTATTGTTTTAGGGGATAAAAGTCTTGAAGCAGTTAGACTTCAATTACAACAAAAAGAAGCTGATGCTTTTACAGAAAACTTTTTTGATTTAGTGTTTGGTGGTTTTTCTCTGTTTAATAAATCTTCCTAATGCTAAATGTTATTCAGAAGTTTAATAATTATAGCTTCGTTATTATTAATATTAAAGGAAACAAGTATGGCTAGTATGTATCAAAAGGCTTATAATAAATTATTACAACGAGAGGGTGAGACATCTTATCCGGCAAGGGTAGATAAATCAGTTGCACCAATGTCCAGACCAAGTGGTTTAGGAAGTAAACAATATGCAAGTCCTGAAGGTCTAATTGGTAATATACCTACAGATATAGCTATATACGAAAGATTTATGGATATTAGAGAACGTAATAAAGGTTTAAAAGAAAAATACACAAAAGAGTTAATGAGCAAAATGAAAACTGATTCTCAGTTAGTTAAATCAAGTGACACGTTATTGTTTCAACAATTAGCTGACCAATATGAAAGTGGAGGGTCTTATAAAGCTTTACTTAATAATCAACAAATAGATGAAGACAGTCAATTTTATAATGTTGATGTTACTAACATGACTTTAAGAGAAGTAATAAAATTTACTGGTGGTGGAAAAAATAAAACAAGTCCTTACTTAAAGCATAATAATAAAGCGTATAATCTAAATTCAAGTCCTGTTGGTAGATATCAATTTGTTGGAGATACATTAGTTGATATACAAGATAGAGGTAATTTTAATATGGATCGTAAGTTTGATGAGAAACTTCAAGATGAGTTATTTGATTGGTACATGAGAGACACGCTTCAAGTTACTGGAGATATAGATGCAAAGATAGATTCTGTTTTAGCTAGATGGGAAGGTTTTAAAGACGCTAGTAGAGAAGATATCGAAAAAGCTATTAATGAATTTACTATGAGGGATGTAACAACACCACCTAGTAGAAGTAGATAGGAGAGTTTAAATGCAGTTTAATAGAGCAATACCGGGTCAGTCTTTAACAACTCCCCCAAAGAGTGCGCCATACGAAAGACCACCACAAATTTCTGATCCTTTGGAAGCTATTGACTATCACTTCGAGCAGTTAGATGATCCCAAAGCTGTAGAAGAGTTGATGTTTTTCTTAGAGTTGGGTGTAGATTTATCAACATTAGTTGAGGGTGTTGCTAGAAAAGCTGTGCTTGATGGTATACACTCTATAGATATTAGTCTATCTATCGCTCCTCTAATACATGAATATATAAAAGGTTATGCTGACGCAATGGATATAGATTATAATGAGGGTTTTGAAGACGAAGAACAAGATAGAAAAATGTCTGAGGCTAGAACTGAGCTTTTAGCAAGAAAATTTTTAGCTGAAAGACAAAGAGATTTTGATTATGATGAAGAAGCAGGATTAACTAAGCAAGAAGGTATGGATTTAATGCTACCGGGTGGTAGATTTAGGGGTGACTTTATTCCAAAACCTGAACCTAAAGGTAGAGTTATAAATCCTGATATGGGTAGCAGTAAGGGAAGAATGATAGATCCTAGAGATGCAACAAGAAGACAGGCATCTCCAGAAGATCCACTAAGAGAGGCATCACTTGAAAAATCTAAAGGATTAATGGCGAGGACATAATATGGTTAAATTAACAGCAGTAGGTTTAAGAAACTACATAGATAAAACAAGAGCAAGAAGAGATGCTAGAGAACAAGCTATTATGGACATCTATTCTAAAACTGGTGGTATAGGTTTACGTAGAATATTTGGTTCATCTCCTAATAAAACAAAAAATTTAATGACGAGTACTGATGATTTAGAAAGCACTGGTAAAAATTTAGATATAGCTAATATTGAAATGTCCTACTTAGATGGCCCTAGTATTTCTACTAAAAATTTAGCAATAGCTGAAAGTTTAATAGAGAATTTTGGCATGAGTCCTGATGCTGTAGCAAAATTAGCAATAGATCCTACTAGTTTTGAAAGACTTGCAAAATATATGAGTAATGTAAGTAAACAATTTTCTGAAAAAAAATTTACAGAAATGACTAAAGAAATGGCTGCTCAAGAAATAGGTCGTGCTTTAGAGGGTGCAATATTTAAACAAGCTAAAACAGGTGGTAAATTAAACATACCTGCTATTGAAAAATATGTAGGAAGAGAACTTGATACTTTATACAAAACAATACTTCAAGAAGAACAGTTAGCTAGTGGTGCAGTTGTTTTTCCTGAAAGAATATTAGTAGAAACTCCAGATCCATCTAAAATACCGGGTTTTATAAAATCAGCTTTAACATCTCCCTATAATAGAGCATTACAAGAACAAGGACTTGTTAGACGAGAACTTGCAAAATTTACAGCTTTAAATGAACAAAAAACTAATTTATCTCCTTTTCAAGAAAATCAAAAAAGTTGGTATGTAGAAAGAAATAAGAATATAACAAAAGCTATAGAAGAATTTAAAAAAGACAGGTTTGGAGAATTAGCTTATATTTATGGTGGATCTTTTTTACAAGACATGTTAAAAAATTATGGAAGCTACGAAGAGTTAGCTCCTATACAAGAATTAATTAGTTTATCTGAGGATGCTCCTCCAGTTAGAGTGCCTGCTGATATGACGGTAGGTTTTATAGGTGGATCTCAATTTACAAATCAAACAAAATTTTTAAATTATTTAATACAAAAAAGAATTTTAAGAGTTGGTGATGAATTTATTTTATATGATCCAAACACAAATAAAACACTAATGAAAGATTATATAACAGAATAATGCCTTATAGTATTTCAGAAAATTTAAATACAGGTTCAGGTTATAGTATATCTGAAAATATTGGTAATAATAATGGTTATAGCATTAATGATAATGTTGTGCCTCAAGAAATGCCTGTAGAAGTTCCTGTTGGAATTGATAAACAAACATACGTTGACTTAGATAAAATCTTTGAAGAGTATGGAGA